CAAAGATGAGTTAGTTGATGCATTGGCTGATGTTTATATGGCATGCCCTCCGTTTAGCATAATAAGTTCAATGAGCTGTGTACAAGAAATAAAAAGCCCAATAAAAGAAGCTATAAACCAGCAGGCAAATATACAGCACATAAATGTACAATTTGCAGAAATAAAACAACCATTAAATATATTAGAAAAATGAAAAAGGTACTTAAATTTTTATGGAGATGTGTAGGTGTACTTTATTTCCCTATATATCTATTAGCCTGGGTATTGCATAAAATAGCAAGACTCATGCTTGCGATTGCATATTTTGGACTGCTTAACAAGCAAGCTGGAAAAGATATAATCAAGTCGTTATTTAAGTGGCATGGAAGATATTAAGCAATATGGAGACTTAACTGAAAAGGAACTCTTTGAATTTCTCGATGAAATTAAAAGCGATGATGAGGATATTCAAGAGGCTCAATCTGAGGCAATTGAAAAAATTACCTTGGAAGAAGAACATGTTGAGTTATCTGAAGAAGAGCAGGAAAACAGAGAGATTGAAGCTAGATATGGAGATAAAATGCCATGGACTGGTGTAGGGTGGAATAATTGCAATGGTGTAAGGCTATTTGGGCCTGAAGGACAGCGTAGAGCTGCAATGGCTAATATAGAAGCTAGAAAGAAAAAATCTCAAAGACTTAAAGAAGATAGAATACGTATCCAACGTGAAGCTTTTAGACAAGAATATATACGCCTTAGTGACCCTATAGGAAACGAAAGAATAAAACTACTGGTTTCATCTCTTGTTAAAGAGCATACACGAATGGTGGATAAATATTCAGCTTATATAAATAAGCGATTAGCAACATTGATTAATCCTTTTATTCCGCGCAGATTAAGAATATGTAAAAGCTTATATCCTGACTCAATTCGAATATCCCCTGGCTTTTTATACAAAGCAAGTAAAGAATATGGTTCTGGATTGACTTTTTGGGCAATGCCTGATATTCCATACTATTTTGCTCAAAACACAGAGCAGAAAGTTCTTATAGAGCATAAATCATTATTCTTAGTAAATGTAGATCAGTCCATAAAGTTTTATCATGAGCATCTTAGAAAGAGAGCAGACAAAGAGCTTAAATATGCTTCTTTAATATACCAAAAAGGTGTATACTCATACTTTGACTTGTTAAGGCTTAATCCATTTTGGTATGAAGTTTTATATAATGACTTACAAAACAAAATTAAAGAAATAGTATGAAAAGTAATAACACTAAATTAGCATTGCCGAGAATTTTAATCTATCAAGATGAAGATTGTAAAATTTTGGTAGATTACTTAGTATATAATGGCTTTCAAGTAATAACCTCTACTGAGAAGGATATATTGGTCAAAATCAGAGAAAAGAATTATGACTTGTGCATATTAAGCCATTATAAGACAACAGATATTTCTATGGGATTAAAACCATTAAAGTTTTTGCGCAAATCGGATAACAAAATACCAGTAATAATGGTGTCAGATAAAGCTAGATATGACTATGTCATAGAAGCTTTTGATGAAGGTGTAGATGATTACGTAATAAGGCCGTATAATATCGAAGAGCTTATAAGAAGAATAAAAGCTGTTTTAAAAAGGTGCGGTATACGAGTGAGAAATATAGAATCATCTTACGAGATAGGCGATTATATATTTAACACAATAGATAAAATTCTTACTATAGGCGATGTAAAAACACAGCTTAATAACAAACTAAGCCAAGTTCTTGCTTTACTATGCGCTTATAAAAATGAAACATTACCTAAGAAAATACTTATGCAACAAGTATGGGCTGATGATAACTACTTTAATAAACGCAGCTTAGACGTTCACATATGTATGTTGCGAAATATGCTTAAAATGGACAACCGTGTTGTTATAGAAACTATAAGAGGCGTTGGCTATTCTCTCGTCGTAGAAAAAGATGAAAGCCTAATGTAAAAAAGCAGACTACTTTTCTGTGGTCTGCTTTTTAAGCTATGCGCTTCTTAAAATTTTTCAGAAAATATATACACATTTTTCCTGTTATAAAGTTCTCATCTTGATTACCGGTATGAAAACATTTATGGCCATACTCATTTGTATAAACCTTAAAATCGCCTTGCAATTCTCTTGTACCGGTTTGGCTATTAAACCACCATACCCTAACATGATTTGCATCAAGCCATTTTATTTGCTGCTGAATATGCATAGTGAGATCCTCATACTCATCATAATCTGCTTGATCTTCAATATACGGAATAAAGGTGCATTCTATAAGGTCTGAATCATCAACTGCTTTCCAATCATCTTCTATGTAAAAGTTATTGAAAAACATTTCAGACACATCATTTGCTTCTTCTAAATTATTTTCGTCTAATGGCTCTTCACCATAGTACAGAAAATAAAAAGCATCATTTGATATTTGCAAAGTCTGCTTTTTGCTGTAATCTAAAACAAAATTGCTCATTTATTTTCCCGCTCTATAGTTTCACGATATTTCTTCTCAAGCTCTGCTATTTCATCTAAAGCAGCTTGAGGCTGAACTAATTGAACAGCGATTGGCAGTTCATTTTCTTCTTGCATTGCTTGAACTGACTGAGAGCCATCAAGCAAATTCTCTTGCTGTACCTCTTGGGTATTCTCTTGTTCATTTATTTCCATATTGCAATTATTTACTTTTGTTCTTTTATAAGCTAAAGTACAAAATAATCTTGGTATAAATCACTGTTTTACAGACTTTAACATAAAAATTTTTCACTGGTTTATTGCAGCTTCAAAATAAAAATATAGAGCTCTAAATGCCTCGAAAATATATGAAATTTCATTATTCTTGTTCATTCTCTCTTCATTTCTTTTTATAGATTTGGTTTACTATTATTCTCAAATAAAAGTGTCCTAGAGGCCAAGAAAATGAGTCAACTATTAGCCATAAATTTAACAACTGTTTATATAGCTGCCTGGTGGCTTAAAACTCAAGAAAGTCCATACCTCAATTCATATTATAGACTTTATAAAAATACATTGATAGATACACTTCTTTTTATCTCTACCACATAGAATTGAGCCAACCCATATTATAGTACATATTAGACCTGAAAATGCCTTAAAACGCGAAAGAAGCATGCTTTTATAAGATTACATATTTTAACATAAATGGTGGGGATATAAAAAAAAAGAGCCGCCTCTTTCGAGACGACTCTTTTCATGGCAGAACTATATAACGAACATTAAGCAAGTGATTCCTCTTCAGATGAAACACCATTAGCTATGGTTTCATTCACCTGAGCGGCTAAATACTCATCCAATTCCTTTTTTGCATCTTCAAGCTGTTTCTTTTTAGCTTCCAGTTCTTCCTGAGCTTTCTGCAGCTTCTCCTCTGCCTTTTTAACATTCTCTTCGCAACGGATTACGCGATCTTGCGGAGTAAGCGGAGCGCGGGTTGCTGCTGCCTCACGGCGTTCCAAATATTTAGCATTGAGCCGCATACCTTCTTCGTCGAACTCTTCGGCAATTTTAAGGCCATCAGCTTTTGTGGTTTTATGCACTGTCTTTGTTGCAAGTGGATTACCTTCAATAGGTGTCGGGACTAAGATGCGGTAAAGTAAACGCTGAGCTCGTTTATCTGGCACGATTGCCACAATACGGCCGACTACCATTTCGACATGCTCTTCACCATTTTCATCTGTAGTACGGTATTTCTCAAATTCTACCGTTTTACCAACATTGCCGACAACTTCATTAATCTCTTCAGCAATTGCTTCCGGTGTCCATTCGATTTTATCTACTGGATCTTTTGCTTTACGAGCACGAACTTTCTTTTCCGGCTCAACAACTTCGTTCAAAACGCGAACAAGATTACTGTCGTGTACCTTAACGATGCGGCGTCCGTCATCTGTCTTAATAGCGTAAAGAACTTTGTTTGTGCGCTTCTCCTCAATCACTCCCGCAATATAACCATCAACCCATTCTATGGTATTGAACGGGACTGCTTGACAGCGATGATTGATATTCTTTTTCAGCTCTTCGGCCAATGCATGGCGCTCCTCATCGGTCATCTTCGGCTTTTTCTCAAGAGTTGCTTTGCTGCTGTTGCTCATCGGATTGACACCATTGTTCTCTTCTGCTGCTTTTATAGCTGCTTCTTCCTCAGGTGTTAACGGGTTCTCTGTATCTTCGAACTCCTGTACAGGGTTTGCCACTTCGGATTGTGTTTCTCCTGATACTGAAGCTTGAGCTTGCTCACGAGCTGCGAGTACAGCCTCAATCTCGGCTTTATCTTCGTCACTTGCTGTTGCTAAAAGAGCATTTAACTTCTTCGTTGTCATTTGTGAAAATTTCTTTATTGCCATAATGCTGTAAATTTTAATTGTTATTACTTGTTTTATTTTGATATTGCAAATATAATATGTTTATTCAATTTATAAAACCGTTTTGAGAATTATTTTCCAAGTTTTATGTTAAAAAATATCAATTGAGTTTCTTGAACGGCCCTAAGAGCCCGAGAGTACTTATATTATATCCCTCCTTGCCAAAGAATTTGAGTGCCATATTAGCCAATTTCGTTGTCCCTAAGGCATCCGAAGACGCTACTATGATAGCTACATTATTCTCATCATTGGACACGATAGCGCAATCCGAAATGGCTTCTATGAAGTTCTCCATATTACTCAAATTCTCTCGAGTGGCCTCAACTTCAAGCCTATAAGCTGTTACAAACATTTCGTTTCTTGCCATATTATTTAGCTTTTACAGTTTTATAACTCTTGCTTACCTCTACACTGAACACGCCGTGCCAAAGAGCAAATCGGATTACTGTTTCTGAGCCGTTTTGTTCAACTGCGATTGTCGGTGTCAAAAACAATGTTTCTGACTTGGTTGCTGAAAATTTCATTGTTACCATATTACTGTAATTTTATTTGTTAATTCTCTTGTTTTAATCTGGTTACTGCTTTAAGAACTTTTTTTCGTTAAATAGTGTTGGTTATTTTACATTCATTCTTACTGCGTATTTATCAATTTGTTCTCTTGTGAGCCACTCAGGTTTAACCGGCAACCCAGTTCCGTAGCCTTGTCAATTAAGGCTTTCCACTGTTTGTCGGAGTACTCACTCCTGTAATAGTTCTTTGTCATAACTGTAATGTTTTATTGTTATATGTGCCCGGCAGGAGAGTCGAACTCCTGTACGTCCAACCCGGGCGAACGGCTATCCGTTTTTATCGGATGTTTATGCCGTTCTCGTCTACTGTTATCACCTCGATCAGCATTGCCTTACCAGGTATTTCTCTCGTCTCGGTAATTTTCTTGCCACCCTCTTCGCGCTCTCCTTTTTCGGTTTGTCCTCTTTGTAGATACAATAGGTATGTTCGTAGTAACCGCGCAAGTCATCACGTTTCGCTGCATCTTTGATACACTCAATGATATTTTTCTCGGCATAATAATGGCATTCGCTGACAGACATTCTCTCGCCAGTTACTTCCTCATTGTCAATTCTCCTGTCTCTAACATGCTGTTAGGAATGTTAGTCAATACGAAACGATAATTTCTAAGTGTCTTCATTTTACTGTAATTTTATTTATAACCTCGATCGTTTTATCCGTTATTTTCGATATGTAAATATACTAATAATTTATGAACCTGAAAAATTTCTATGATAATTTTTTGATGGATGCAAAACAAATATCATATAAAAATTCTATGAGTTAAATTGTGTTAAGTGTGATGGTTGTTTTGGTTAATAATCTGAAATTGATAAATTATACCTTTATGGATAATAAAACCTACGAAACCATGAAATATATCAGGTTAGGAAATGTTAAACATTCATTAAAGGTTGCCATATGAGAGGCTGTGTGCCTGTCTCTGGTTTGAAACTTGAAGGTTGTTTTACCTAAAAAATGTTAACAGGTAGTCATCTTATAGAACTTTAACGAATTAAACCATAATTAACGAATTAGGCTGATAGGCTTAACACTTCTTAACCTGATAGATTTTTATATTTCAAGAATTTTGCCAATGTGGAAATTAGGCCCCTTGCTGCAGTGCCTGGGTGCCCCTTATATATAGTATACAGAGCCATGTTCATGATCAGAAAAAAATTTTTTGGCTTCAAATCATTCTCGCAAATTGCCACCAAATCAAAAATTCGCAAAATCTGTCATTCAGGTATTCTCGCAAAAAGGCTGTAAACAAGAGAAACAAAATAAACAATCGATTGTTTCTCGATAAGTGATTGATTTTCAATAGATTAGATATATTATAAACAAGTAAACAAAGAAATTACTAAAAAATAGAATGAATTGTAATATAGAATTTATAATTATTATACTTATGAACCAAAATATAATAAATACATATTACATATTCCATAAAAAGTAAGTGAGCATTCATTGTTTCGTTTATTTTGCAATGCGAGAATGCTTAACTAATTGATTTTTAATACTTTGCTGAGAAACAAAAAGTTTTATATTGTTTCTTGAAAATTTTTTTCCTATGAATTTTCTGTGCGAGAATTTTTATATATATAGTTATTTATGTATTTTCACGTTGTAAATATAAATAGCAATAAAATTTCTAATATGGTAAATATTGATGGCATACAGGTAGATATTACTACAAGCATAGATAGCCTATCAAATGAATGGGCAGTCTTCACTGTAGAATTTGAATTTGATAGTAGGCTCATAGTCTGTCATACTTTCAATCAATCAGTGTATAGAGGAGTAAAAAGTCTAATCAGACAAATTCTAAGCATAAACGCAAAGAGTATAGAGCTAAGACAAGCTTTATTAAACAGCAAATACATAACTGTTAATATAGAAAAACATGGACTCACAGATGAGTCAGAAGTACTTGCCCGTAAATATGAATTGATAAAAGCAAATAGAACATATTTGCCTTATGGCTACAATACTCTCATAAAAGCAGGCAATGCTTTTGAACAAAATTATGCCAACATATTATTACAAGAACTTATGAATGAGGTAGATAAAAATGCTATGTACCCGCATAATAGTATTTATAATATGTGTAGAAGAGGGCGACTTTCAAAGTCAGTATGCAGTTATGATAGAAATACTGGGTTATTTATAAATGAATATGCCTCCATAAAAGATGCAGCTGAAGAAACTGGGATTTGTGCAAGTAATATATCCATGTGTTGCAATGGCCATATAAAATCAGCAGGAGGATATATATGGTCTTATATCTACCAACCCATAATTGATATAAGCCAAAGTAAAGATAGGCGCTTTAGAGAAGCACAGATACCATCAGAAGCTGAACTGATAGAAAGACAAAAAGAATTTATCGCAAAAAATCAAAATTGATATGAAAACAGATAAAATAGCACAGAAATTAGCAGATATACTGCCATCACGCCCAGTAGTTCCTGGAATGTCTAATCCGGACACATCCAAACTTGTAGAACAAGAGGCCACGCGTATTAAGGCAAAGCAAGACGCAAAGGAATTGGCTCGTATTAAATATCTTGAAAAGCAAAAGCTTAAAAACCTTCAAGCCAAACAAGAAAAACGCCAATTGTTAGCAGAAGAACTCGGTGTGGAAGAAATACCAGATGGCCAAACTGAGCTCCAAGCCAAACGTATTGCAGAGCAACAAAAACGAGTTGAGGCTATAGAGGCGCTTGAGGCTCAGACTGTAGAGCCACTTAAAGCAACTGAGCTAGCAGAACGCCATAACTCTGGCAAAGGCTCATACTCATCAGCTATACGCTCAGCGCTTCAGTTACAAGGAGCATCAAGACCTGAGATAACAAAGCTTCTTACTAGCCTTAATATCAATTTAAGTGTTCAGCTTACAAAGCAAGACACTGCTAATTTATTGGCTTGTTTGTTAACGTGCAATGAAGCGCAGTTGGCGGCTCTATATAGTAATAAAAAAATACCAATTGTTATCAAGACAGTTATAAAGCGTTTGCAAGATGATGCAAAACTCGGCAATATAGAAACAGTTGAGAAGCTTTGGGACCGTGTATTTGGAAAAGGCCAAATGCAACTTAATCTACCAGAGCAGCAACAGCTCCAAACAGGTATTATTCCTAATGTGCCTGTAAGTCGTGAAGCGTATCTGATTATACGTGAAAACTTAATAAAGTAAAATATAGCAATGAAGTCACTTAAAGAAATGCAAGAAACAGCGCTAGATGCCACAAAGCCTGGAACTGTAAATCCTATAGAAATGTTACGCCTTGAGGCTCTGACGTCATTTGAAAAGTATACTAAACTAATGTTTAAGGCCCAATATCATCGTTCATTTATAGTTGCAGAGCACCATAAAAAAATGTTTGATATACTGCAAGATGTTGTTGATGGTAAGTGTAAGCGACTTATTATCAATATAGCTCCCAGATACGGGAAATGCCACTGCTTGACAGACGAAGTATTTACTTATGAAGGGCTTAAACAAGTAAAGGATATAAAACCTGGAGATTTTGTATATTCGTTCAGAGATGGAAAAGTAGCTCTTAATAAAGTGTTAGCTACAGAACCTGCGTATAAAGATACATATACTATACGAATGAGGTCAGGTAGGTCAATAACAGCAAGTTATGACCACCCAGTTCTTACGCCATTCGGCTATACAGAACTTAAAGACCTTAAAATCGGTGATAGAATACAAACCTTGTGTGCAGAGATTGATACAGAATATGAAATAGATGATAATGAACTGCTTTTGGCTACTTTGCTTATATTTGAAGGCAAATGTGGAGACAGAAGTGTATCATTTGCTAATATGGACCAAAAAGTGGTTAATGTCGCTAAAAAAGCAGTCGCACATTTTGGGTGTGAAGTAAAGCAGTATAAAGGAGCAAAATCATTTGAATATTGGATAACAGGTGGATATTCAGGTGGAGTTTGCCAAATGCTTGTAAAAAATGGTCTGTTTGGCCATAGAGCTTATGATAAGCGAATACCTAAAAACTGGTTCGGTTTATCTATGAGGCAAAAATACATGTTTATAGATATGATGATAGCTACAGATGGAGCTATAGATACTAAGTCAGGGCAGATTGTAATTGGTTTAGCTAATAAAGGTCTTATTCAAGATATACAGCACTTACTGTCTACAATGGGAGTAGCATCTACGTATACATATAGAGGCAATAAACATGCAGGAGTATGGGTTTTAGCTATACCAAGGCAATTTGCACAAAAGCTTTATCCACATCTTACTTTTTATGGAAAAGCAGATACTGCAAAGGCTATATTTGCTAAGCCAGCTAAATCTAATATATATACATATCCGTACAACATTATAAGAAAGGAAAAGCTTACTTATAAAACTATGCATGGGCCGATTAGGTGCTCTTCTAATAAGAACATAGCAAGAGAGAAGTTTGAAAGGCTAGCAGCTTTATATCCGCAACTAAACAAATATTTATGTGATGATTTTTATTTAGATGAAGTCGTAGATATAGAATTTTCTGGTATGCAAGAGCTTAGGCATCTTGAAGTAGAAAATGACCATAACTTCATAGCCAATGGGCTCGTGTCACATAATACAGAATTAGTCATTAAGTCGTTTATAAGTTGGTGTTTTGCATTAAATCCAAAATGTCGATTTTTGCATCTATCTTATTCAGATATACTTGTGAATGATAATTCTGAAACAATCAGAAATATCATGCAAGAAGAGCTTTATAAGACTCTTTTTCCTAACTCAGCTCTTGCATCTGAAAAAGGGTCAGCTAAAAGATGGAAAACTAAAGCTGGAGGCGAGCTTTACGCCGTATCGACTCAAGGCCAAGTAACTGGATTTGGTGCAGGAGCAGTAGACGAAGTACCAGATATTGATAAAATGGATGGAGGCAATGATATATTTACATTCGATGACCATACGAATGAGATGCTTGATATGATAGGAGCTACAACAAACATTTTCCAAGGAGCGATTGTAATCGATGACCCGATTAAGCCAGAAGATGCCGAGTCAGATATTGTCCGTGAGCGCATCAACATGCGATTTGAGAACACAATTCGTAACCGTACTAACTCGCGTAACACTCCAATCATTATAATAATGCAAAGGCTGCATGAACACGACCTTTGTGGCTATCTGCAAGAGATAGAGCCAGATGAATGGACTGTTTTATCACTTTCGGTTATACAGGTAAATCCAGAAACTGGAGAAGAACACGCCCTTTGGCCAATGAAGCATACACTTGAAGAGCTTTATAAGATGCGTGAGATAAATCCGCTTGTGTTCGATACACAGTACATGCAAGACCCAACACCAAAAGAGGGTCTTATGTATGAGGGATTTAGAACTTATAAGATAGAAGAGCTTCCAACTGGCACAAAAGCACTTCAAAAGTGGAATTATACTGATACGGCTGACACAGGAGCTGATGATTTGTGCTCAATCTGCTTTATAAATACGCCTGAATACTGCTATATAACTGATATTTTGTTTACGGATGCACCTATGGAGGTCACAGAGCCAAAACAGGCCGAAATGTTGACCAAAAATGGCACGGTTGAGGCATTAATCGAGTCAAATAATGGAGGCCGTGGCTATTCACGTAATGTAAAGCGCATATTAAGAGTTGATTTGCGTAATTTTAGATGTGCTATTAAAACATTTACACAGACAGAGAACAAAAAGGCGCGTATTTATACAGCTTCTGCTAATGTTCAAAGTGATATTTTGTTTCCAGAGGGCTGGGAGAGAAAATGGCCCAAGTTTTATAAAGCTCTTATGTCATATCGTAAAGATAATAAGAAAAGAAACCAGCATGATGATGCTCCAGATTGCTTAACAGGAGTATATGAAATGCATGCAAGAAAAGGTGGACGTAAAAAAATACACTTAAGAAACTAGTATGGAAAAGATGATAAGCCCGAATGGAGTTAAGGCAAACATGTGTTGTGCAAGTTGCTTATATTATGAGTACAAATTTACACGAGGTGAATTTATGCCAGGAGATATAATTAAATGGTGCTCAAAGAAAAATAGGCGCATAGCGGAAATAGGATACAAATGTGGCTATTACACAATGGCTAAGTTTTTCCAAGAAGGAGGCTATAAGGTGATAAAAGATTAAATTCTCGCATTATTCTCGTAATTTCTAGGCTTCTAATTATATATCAATGATTAAAACATAAGCTTTGAATGAACATAATGCGAGAATATGAGATAAAAAATACCTCTATAAAAAATGTTAAATACTATATGACTTATAAATAAATTTAGTATCTTTACACTGTGGAGAAGTCAATTCGAAGCAAATACAGGTAATTCGATGCAAGTTAAGGGGTAACTGCTCGGTAGTATTAACATTAAAACATAAATAAATTATGGGATTAAACTGTGGATGCCCTGCCGGTGCTCATATCGCCGACCTTGAGATTGCTGAATGCAAGGAGAGTATGGGGCAAGTTCAAAAAGTTGCATTTCAGCGTATCTATAAGACAGCTGGAACGAAGAACTCTATCACTGATCCGACTAAGAAAGCATCGTTTTCTACCTTGTTTTCTGCTGCGGATGGGTCTAAAATGACAGTTTCTCCGTATATCCAAGGGCCTACTTCTGAGCCTGGTGCAGCTCGCACATTCGGTGGAGGTAATCAAACACTTGGGGGTATTGAGATTACAATCGGCCGTGAGCCGACAACATTCTCCGCCACTATCTATCAGGAAAGTCAGAAGACAATTGCACAGCTGAAACAATACATGTGTGAAGAGATTGGCGTTTGGCTGATTGATGAAAATGGCAATATTGGTTGTTTGGTAAATGACCTGGATGAACCTACGGCATATTTCCCAATTCCTATCGGTAAGTTCTTTGTTGGCGATAAGAAACTTGGTGGTTTTGAAGAGCCGGACAGCAATACCATTGAATGGTCATTCAATCCTAACTGGAGTGACAAATTCCACATTATTAAGCGTGAATCACTTGAATTCAATCCTCTTACTGATTGGGTTAATGTTCCTTCAGCAGGAGGAGGCAGTGAATAAAAAAAAGATTCAGCCATGAGAAAGAAAAAAGAACAAACAGTAACATTGACCGTGCCCAAGTATGGTATGACACAAGAATTTGGCATTCAACACGCAGAGCGTTTACTTGACATGGGCACGGCATTAAACGGTGGATGGGAATTACCTAAAGATAGTAATTATATTTACGACGAAGAAAATGGCCTTAGAGTTAAATCAGATAAAGCAAATTCTGCAAAAGCCGACTAAACGTCAGACTATTCAGAAAGCTGTAAACATGCAGCGCCGTCTTAGGTTTCATACTGAGACGAATATCGCTGTATCTGATATTAACCAACCTACAACTATATTTCTTGATTGGGTAAGACAGTTGCTTCCGAAGGACAAATATAATATATTCCTTCATTTGTTTAAGTTTCCATTGCCTACACCTGCTGTAGTTGAGGACGTCTATAGAGAACTTGAAAGAGTTTTCTATAGCCGTAACTCATCAAGTTCATATCAGTTTACAGATTCAGAGCTTGCAGAGGACTGGTCCCAATATAAAAAGAATAACCTCAATGAGCCAGAAATATGGAAAACAATTGGATGGAAAAGAATGCAGGTATCGCCAAATAGTATTTTGGTAGTAGACCTTCCTCAAATACAATCATCCGCTCGGCCTGAACCTTATTTTTATTGGCTTGAGATCGATGCAGTAATCGATTATCAGACTTCTAAACTTGATGAAAATCAATTTGAATGGCTTGTTTTTAATCAGCCAGAACACAGAATAGCTGTATTTGATGATACTTCTATAAGAGTTTATCAACTCAACGAAAAGAATGAAATTCAGTCATTAGTTTCTGAAGCTCAACATGATTTAAGATATTGCCCGGCTAGGTTCTTTTGGTCTACACAGCTCAATGAGAAGAACAAGGACCTTAAGAAAAACCCAATCACCAAGGAGCTATCAAACCTTGATTGGTATTTGTTTTTCTCCATTTCAAAGCAACATTTAGACTTGTACGCACCTTATCCTATATATAGTGCCTATGAGGCTGATTGTAACTTTGAAAATAATGAGACTGGTGATTACTGTGACGGAGGTTTTCTACGTAACGCGAAAGGTGAGTACAAGATTCTCAACAATGGAACAGTCGAAAAATGTCCTTGCTGTAGCGAAAAGCGTATAGCTGGCCCTGGTTCATTCTTAGAAGTTCCCGTGCCAAATCAATCTGAAGGTGTCGCAGATATGCGTAATCCTGTTCAGATAACTACTATTGATAAAGATTCACTTGACTATAATGTCAATGAATGTGTAAGGCTTAAAAATGAAATCGTAATTTCTGTTGTTGGTTCGGGTGGGACTGTAAGCGAAAAAGAAGCTATTAACGAGACTCAAGTAACTGCTAACTTTGAAAGCAAAACTTCAGTTCTCAATGCATTAAAGACCAACTTTGAATTGGCACAGAAGTTTGTTGAAGATACTATTTGCAAACTCAGATATGGAGATGCTTTCATATCATCTTCTGTAAGCTGGGGTACAGAGTTTTATGTTTTCACAGTAACAGAGCTATATTCTAAGTATAAACAAGCAAAGGAAAATGGTGCGTCTAACTCTGAACTAGATGCTATATCGCAACAAATTCTTGAAGTTGAATATCGCAATAATCCTTTAGTACTTCAGAGAATGCTTATCTTAAAGCAATTGGAGCCGTATCCACATAAAACATTGGATGATGTGTTAAAATTGTATGAAAAAGAGTTATTAAATGAAAATCTAGTAAAGCTTAAAATAAATTTTAGTACTTTAGTTGAAAAATTTGAGCGTGAAAACATTAATATAATTGAGTTTGCTTCAAACAAGCCAATGAGAGAAAAAATCGATATAATAACAAATAAACTTTTAGAGTATGTTACAGAAAATGACACTACAGGAACTGCAGAATAGTACTGTTGATGCACTTAAGCAGGCTCATACTGCAGCTAAAGCTCATCAAGCTAGCCTCCAGAAGCTTAAATCAAGCAAAGATAAGGGGTGGACAGAAGCAATGCAAGAAGACCTTGATGCTACAGCTCTTTACATTGTAGATATTGAGGATGTTCTTGAAGAAAAAACTTCATCTACTAGCAATGGTGAATATAAGCCAAAAGCTGGTACTGAAGAGCTTGTACATCTGTCGATTGTAAAAGGCCGTCGTTTTAATCCTATGACAGGAAAAGAAGAAAGCAAGCCGTGTACTCAGTTATTTACATTTGCTGAGTGGCAACTTTTCAAAAAGAATTTCAAAGGTCTTGGCTATTCTATAATGAAGGTATTGCATGACCCGTACGGAGAGGCAAAAGATTTTGTTGCAAAAGAAAATTAAAAACTTAAAATATCAAAGCTATGTTAACAATTGAGATGCTACGACAAAATTCAGCATTAGCTGGTCTCTCTGATGCTCAGCTTATAGTAATTGCTGAAATGTCAAAAAATGATGAAAATACGGTAATCGGTACTAAAATCGGTGCTTTACATGGACAATATGATACCGATATTTTCAATGTTACTGGAGTAAAAAAGAGAGACGGCGAAAAGAGCTATGATTATGCTAAGCGCGTACTTGGCGAATATAAAACAAAAGCTGAGTCTGTAAAAACAGTACAGGCAGAGCTCGATGCAGCTAATGCTAAAGTAATCGAGTTGCAGACAAAACTTGAGAAAAATGCAGGAAATGAGGAGCTTACTCAGCAGCTTAAAGATGCTAAAGCTCAAGTTACACAGCTTCAATCTAAGCTTAAAATTGAGCAAGATAATTACAAAACAAAAGAAGCTGAATTTAACAAGCAGCTGAAAGATGTACATGTAGATTATGCTTTTCAAGCTGCTACTGCAGGTCTTAAGTTCAAAGCTGGTATTACTGATCCTATTCAGAAAACACTGCTTAATGCAGCAAAAGCTGAAATTTTGGCAAAGGGTACACCTGATTTTATAGAAGATGGTCAAGGAGGTAAGAAACTTGTTATTCGAGGAGCTGATGGAAATATCCTTAACAATCCGAAAAATAATCTTAATCCTTATACTATTTTTGAGCTTGTTATGGAAACATCTTTAAAAGATGTAATCGATGCAGGTCGAAAACAAACAGGTGGTGGTACAGGAGGTTTTCAGGGACAAGGTGGTCAAGGAGGAACACTTGATTTGACTGGAGTAAGAACTCAGCTTGAAGCGGATAAAGTAATTGAAGCTTATCTTCTTGCAAATGGCTTAACTCGCGACTCTTCAGAGTTTGGAGAAAAGCTTACAGAAATAAGAAACGAAAATAATGTGGCAACTTTGCCAATAAGATAAAAAGGCACATCCTAAAAAGAAGAGAAATTAAAAAATGCTATTAGGCGTAAAAGGGTAATGCACCATATAGCAAAATGTTTAACAAATTAAAAACTAAAAATTATGAGCTTAGTATTAACTCGTATTCAGAACACTCTTGCTAATTCCAGATTGGATAAGTATGAGTATCGTGCAAGTAGGTACGGCGCGCTCGATGCTTTTATGGTGCAGTCGAATGACCCTACAGGTATTTTAACCCCTGAGTTGAAAGAGAAGGCCCGTACTTCTATCGGTACAACTCTTCAAACTCCAGTAATTGACTATGACGCAGATGTTACTATTGGTAATACTCGCTCTTTGACAATTGCTGATAGCGAAAACACTTCTCGATTTGTTGACATCACGTTTGCTACCTATTCATGGGGCTTTACTATTGCTCCGGCAATGTACATGAACAACGAAATTGGTATTCAGCGTGACTTTGACACTAAGTTGATGAAGTATGCATACGCTGTCGCAAAGAAACTTGATGAAGCTGCTTTGGCTGTTTTGGCTGCAGATAAAACTCAGGTTCTTAAGAACAAGCTGCTGTATGCTTTTTCAACTAATGCGCTGAATGCAAAGTGGACAGAGCGTGAGAACGTATTTGGTGACCTTGAGGTACTTATGGGAGCAAATGACTTCTATGGTCAGTTGCATATCATCGGTGACCCTGGAGTTGAGAGCATTATGCGTAAGTTGCAGCAGCATGGCCTGTATAACGACGTAAACAAGCAGAATGAGTTTGGCAATAAGATTATTCACTTGACGAACAATATTGCAGCTGCTAGCGGTAAATATGCGCAGGGTTATGCCGTGAATGCAGGTTCACTTGGAATGCTGTTGCGCTATGAGCGCGATTGCTTGCTTGGAACTGTTTCAGGTGACGGCCATGAATGGGGTATTGCTACTTATCCTGTTATTAACATGCCTGTTGGTACGTACTTCTACGACTCTGTAGGAGACTATAGCGCTATTGCAGGAGCTGCTACCACTGATATGACACGTACTTGTAAGGAACATTACGGATTTGCAGTTGATGTAGCGTTTATCACTGCTTATAACAGCGGTAGAGCTATTTTACCTAGTCCTATTCTTTCATTTAATGTTTCTAGCGAAGATGCTGTATATGCAACACCTGTCGATGTTGTTAAAACCGTAGCAGCTGCTGGTGCTTGAAGGTCATTCAATAGTGATTTCAGCAATGATTTCGCTATTGGGTAAATAGCAAATCTTTGAGTTGTTATTAGCTTTGGCAGGAGGCACTGAGGTAAATTACTCCAGTGACCTCCTGTTTTTCAACAAATAATAAAAACTATGGTTAGAGCTCTAGATATACAAGAAAAACTGCTTCACCTGATAGGATGGGAGCAAAATTATGACACATCAGACTTAAAAATATCTGATGCTTTAACTGTGAGCGAAAGCGGCTTATACTTTCAGCAAATTCATCCATTGCTGACACTGCAGAATATGTCTTGTATCGCTCCAGATTTTAAGAACATGACTTTTGAAGAATACAATGCAGAAAAGACATATTCTAAAGGTAATATAGTAAAATATAATGGGCTGTTATATAAAGCTCTACAAAATTCAGTTGGAAAACAGCCTGATATTGAGTCTGAGTATTGGGTTGAAACCAATCTGTTTTCTGAATGGCTTGAAAGCAAAACAAAAGCTAGTATTCAAAAAGCCATTTCACGATATTGCAATGAAAAAATCGCGCAAGGTACATATAAAACTTTATGCGAAAATAGAACACTATTTGATGGGACAGGCCGTTTAGTAGATGTTGTAAAGAATAAGAAAAATCTAGTTGGCTTTGAAATTGTACCAATAAGAGCAAAAGGCGTAACCACGAAAATCAATAAGATAGGTTTACAGTTTACAGAACCCGGCGAGTATACTTTATATCTTATGCATTCTAGCATGGATGCACCAGTTAAGATAATAAAGCTTAATAAAATACGTAAAAACAGCATAGAGTGGTTTTCACTTGATGATGTATACCTACCATACCAAAGCGATAATAATGATGCAGGTGGTAGTTGGTATTTGTGCTATTTTCAATCCGAATTACCAGAAGGTAGTCAAGCTATAAGAAAAGATAAAGACTGGTCAAAAGAGCCTTGTGGCTCATGTTCACGTAGAGAATTACTTGCTTGGATGGCATGGTCTAAGTATCTTGAAATTCATCCATTTTTTGTAAATGAAGAACTCATAAATACAGAAGACGAAAGTTTACATTTGTGGGATGTTGAAAACAATCAATATACCTATGATAATAACTATGGATTAAACTTAGAAGTTACTGTAAGCTGTGATATTACAGATTTTATAATTGAACAGAGAATGATGTTCCGAGATGTCATAGCTAAGCAGGTAGCTGTAGATATGTTACGCGAATTTGCATATAACTCTAGCGTAAGGACAAATAGGCATTCAATCAATGCTTCTCGACTTGATATATTATATGAAGTAGATGGTGATTCTTCTTCTATGAAAAAATCAGGTTTAAGTTATCAGCTAGATATGGCTTTCAAGGCCATTAAGCTAAGTACTTCTGGAATTGATAGAGTATGTTTGCCATGCCGAAACAATGGCATTAAATATAGAACTGTATAAGTATGGCTGTAAAACGATATAACGCGACACTCCGCAATCTGGAATATAGGTTGCGAAGTTTTAAGGATAGCTTGCCTATGCTATTAGAAGATATTGTGCGTGACAAAGAAGACGTAATAGTATCAGCTATAGCAGATGACCAGTTATATCGTCGTGGTATCAACGGTAGAGGTGAAAAGATAATGGATTATATGCCATACAAGCCTAAAACCATACAAATAAAAAAGAAAAAAGGTCAGCCTACTACAAGGGTCACATTACGAGATACAGGTGCTTTTCATGAGTCTATGTTTGTAGTATTTGACTCAGAAGGTTTTTATGTGACTGCGAGCGACGAAAAAACACCTGAACTTATTGAGAAATATGGTGAAAAGATTTTTCGCTTAACAGATAAAAATTTTACCAGAATAATTCGTTCTCACATAAGAAAAGAATTAGTTAAACGATTAAAGCAGGCAATAAGGAAATGAAGGAAAACTCAGTACAAATAAGATTTAAGGAAGACCCTGTATTGCTTGATAAGATATTACAGGATATGCAAAAGTCACTTATGAACAGACTTAAGTGGCTTAATTGTGCATTTGGTAGAGCATATAAGCTTGTAGAACATAGGCCAGATGGTAATAAGTTTATATATCCTGCGATGTATAACGGCAATGGAGAATATGTGTCACTTTTACCGAATGATAACTTTGGCAATTTTTCATGGTTTGATATTTATGACCCACAAAGGATTACTGAAGTAGTTCAATCATTACCTCAATATACTTTCAGCGGGGCCATTATATTCTGGTATGACCTCAGTAGCATTTATGAAGATGAAACTGTTATGCATACAGAAGAAGTAAAAGATGAAATTATGCGGGTATTAACTACTCCAGGTCTTATTACTACAACCGGTAAGCTTGTTATAAATGATATATATGAGCGCTTTGAAAATATATACAAAGGTTATTCAATAGAGAAAATCTATAATAACTATACTTATAAAGGAGAAGGTATACAAGATATTGATAAACAATTCTTCATGTACCCTTATGCAGGAATACGAATTGAATTTACATTAACAACTAGAGAATTATGTCAACGGTATATTTTATAACAATGTTTTCGGCTTTGATATACATATCTTCATCAGCTGCATTTGCTATTTTACTTGCTGAAAGGCTTGGCGTACGTGACAAAATAGTCGCTGAGGCCCCTAAGCTTATTTCTCAATTATTCGATTGTGACTTTTGCTTAAGCTTTTGGACGTCGCTTATTCTCGCTATCATTCTCGCTATTTTCTTTAATGAGATGAGTATTATACTTATTCCTATCATATCAACCCCTATAACGCGAATTTTAATATGAAAAACCTGATAGTAAATAAAAAAGTCGTACGGGTATATGACAGCATAGATGAAATGCCTATTGTAAATTTTCAGAAGTACAATAAGTATTTGCTTATAGACTCTGGAATTGGCTCAGATGCAGATGATATTGATGCCCATATAACCCGTGTTGCTAAATTCATTAAAAGCAATAATGCCAAAAAAGCTTTGCAAGAACTGCAAAACATGAGGCAAAATATGTATATGGTGAACAACGAAATTTCACCAAGGTATTTAGCTTTTGCAGCTCTTATCCATAGCATAGACGGTGAAGAAGTTAATGATTTGTCAGACGATGGACTTAAAAATATATTGGCCAGGCTTAAAGAAATAAAGCATTCAAAGATTATAGACTTTTTGACTTGGCTTAAAAAAAAAGTAACCACCGAACTTGAAATGTACTTTCCAGGAGATTTTGTAAATCCAAAGGAAAAAGATGCATACGATAAGTTAAAGCAAAGAACACTTCTTGTGTTGGACTCTATGATAAATGACACAGATAACTCTGAACAGATAGAAACCATAGATATGATAATGCTTAATATGCATTCTCCAAAATCATACATAGGAAGTGAGTCTGTTGAGATAAAATATGATAAGCAATTTGAAAGTACTTGTCTTTTGATAGCTCAAAAAACAAGCATGGACGCTAAAAAGATGACAGTACTTCAATTCTATAATGCTGTTGATAATATAAAACAGCAATTAGAAGCAGAAAGCAAGAGTGTTAAACGGCATAAAAGGAAATAATTATGGCTGAAGGCGATAAGATAAAATATAGCGATATAATTGAGCCGGATGACTCAATTGAAAAACTTGTCAAGCAACTCGGCGAGCTCAACCAGTCATATGAGACAATGGTGAATGCTATTAGAGCAGGAGCCGATAGGATTGTACACGCACTCAAATCAGCTAGCGGAGCTACAAGTGAAGGGCGTAAAGCTATCGATGAAGCAACAGCGTCTACGTCAAGACTTGAAAGAGCTCAGAATGAGCTTAAATTAGCTTTATCTGATACAGGTAAACAGATTGCTTGGCTTAAAGCACAAACTTCAGATGCTAATAGAGCAACTGTAGAACAGCAGCGTTATATCCAGCAAGCTATATCTTCTTATGACCGTCTTAAGTCTGACCTAAAGCAAACAGTTGAGCTATATAAGTCTTTAACTGCGGCTGAAAGAGCAGATAGCGAAATGGGGCAACAGCTACTCAATGATATTCTTAATTTGAAAAATCAGATTAAGGCCCTTGATGACCAAATGAAGCCTCATATCCAAACTCTGTCTGAAGTAGAAAAGGCAGAGCAAAGATTAGCTTATTTACAGTCAGATGAAGGTAAAAGATTACTTGAGTTAAAAGCTAAAATTGCTGAGCTTACTTCTGCTAGAAAACAGCAGAAAGCTACAGTAGACCCATTAGCTCAGGCTCAAGAGAAACTTGCCTATGCCCAATCAGAAGAAAACAAGCAGCTTAAATTCTATTCAACCCAGATACGAGAGGCAAATCAAATTGCTCAACTACAAGCCACAATCGCTAATTCTGCAGAAGGCTCTTATAATAGGCTTTCAGCTCAATATGCATTGAATAAAATACGACTTAACCAAATGTCCGCCGCCGAAAGAGAAGCTGCTGACTCTGGTAAAAAACTTGAAACTGAGACAAATGCAATTTATCAACAGATGATAAAATTGCAAGAAGCAACAGGTAATTATAGATTATCTGTAGGCCATTACCAAAAAACATGGGATGGCTTAGGTATTTCTATTTCTCAAGTAGTACGAGAATTACCTGCTGCAGCTGTATCACTTAATACATTCTTCTTAGGTATATCAAACAATATACCTGTGATAGTTGATGAAATTAGCAGACTAAGAAAGCAGAATGAATTATTGGCTGCTGAAGGAAAAGAGCAAATAAGTGTAACAAAGTCTGTTGTAAAATCACTATTTAGCTGGAATACCGCTTTGGTTGTATTGCTTACTGTGTTTTCTATGTATGGTAAAGAAATTATAGCATGGATTGATAAAACACTAGCAGGTAGAGATGCAGCTAAATCTTTTGAAGATGCTTTAGAGGACTTAAATGATGAGCTAGGAAAAGGGTCTACAGGGTCTTATGGCCAGCAGATAGCAGTATTAAGAAGATTATCTGAAAATTGGAAAGATTTAGGGGATAATATAAAAGCACAAACACAGTGGATTAAGGATAATGAAAAGGAATTTGGCAAACTAGGAATCACCATAGATAACATAAATGACGCTAATAATGCTTTCGTAGAAAACACAGAATCTGTTGTAGCTGCATATAAAGCAAGAGCTAAAGCAGAAGCCGCATTGAATATTGTATCTCAGCAATATCAAAAATTATTAGCTGCAGAGAATAAGGCCGAGACAGAGAAAGTGCGTGAATACGGCTTTTTCGATAAAACTATGAATTATTTTAAAGCCTTATGGGGTGGCATCTCTGGGCCAGATTCTGATTTGTCACTTGAAACTAGGTTAAAAAAGCAAAGGCAGAGAAATGTAGAAAGCCTACAAAAAGACGCAAAATCTCTTGAGCAAGAAGTTGAAAGTTATTTTAATGTATGGAAATTTTATGAAGATCAAGCAGATGCTCTATTTAAAGAAATCGGTTTAGAAGAATCTCATAAAAAAGATAAAAAACGCATGCCGAGAGATGCTGATGATAGATTGAATACTCTTGCTTTAGCAGCTGAAAAAGCATATCAAAAGAGTCGCACAGAGATAGAGAGAGATGAAAATAAGAAGCGCAGAGCTGAAGCGTTCGCGTCATTTAATCAAGAAATAGCTGATTTAAACGATAAATATGCCAGAATCCAAAAAATATTAAAAGGTCAAGATGAAAAATATAAAGAGCTTACAGAAAGCCAAAAAGAAACAGCTATTAAAGCATTAGAGGATATAGAAAACGCTATAGAGAATAAGCAAAAAGGCTTAACTTTAAGCCTAGATTTGCTTAATATAGATGTAGAAATACAAAAAGCTGAACAGCTGTTAGAGTTATTAGAGTTAGAAGGCGAAGTATCTAAAAAAGGCTCTTATGAAGAACTCAGCAATTCTTTAAAACGATTAGACGTTGAAAGACAAATAGCATTACTTAAGAATGCTCAGTTGCCAGAAGCTAAAAGGCAACCTACAAGTGCTATAAACACATCTTTTGATAAACAAAAAGCTATTGCTGTTGGTAGTTTTAGCATGTCAAGTTTTGATGAGCAACAAGCTCTTGATGAAGCTATATTTAATGAAGTTAAGCGCAGCGAAACTGAGATAACCAGATTCAAACTTGAGCAAGAAAAAGCTAGATGGCAAGAACAAATACGTTTAGCAGAAACAGGTGGATTAGATTGGAGTCAAGCTCAGATTGATGCTGCCAAAGCTACTGTTAAAGGTATAGATCGTGAATTGTCAGAGCTCAATGATTTTATTAAAAATATCGGCAAAAAAGGTTTAGGTGGCACTCTGCTTGAGAAACTCGGTTTTGATGATGATCAAGTTGATGCTTTAAAAGATGCAGTAAATATAGTAATAGAACAACTTCAATCCATTGTTGATGCTGAGGTTGAAATGTCTAAGCAGATTGTAGAAGCAGCTGAGGCTAGAGTAGAAGCTGCACAAAAAGCCTATGATGCTGAAATTGAGGCTCGTAATAATGGTTATGCTAATAATGTAGCAACCGCTAGAAAAGAGCTTGAACAAGAAAAGAAAAATCAACAAGAAAAGCAAAAAATGCTTGAAGCAGCCCAAAGACGTCAAGAATCATTGAATAGCATTACTCAGGCATCTTCACTTATTACTGCATCCGCTAATTTATGGAGCTCATTTTCTTCAATCCCTATTGTTGGCCCAGCACTTGCATTAGCCGCTATAGCTACAATGTGGACTTCATTTGCTACAGCTAAAGTTAAAGCTAAGCAAGTAACAGCAAGTCAATCAGATGAATATGGTGAAGGTGGTCTCGAGTTTTTGGAAGGAGGATCTCATGCATCTGGCAACGATATTGACTTAGGTGTAAAGAATAAAAAGAAACACAGGATGAAAGCTGAAGGTGGAGAAGCCCTTGCTATCATTAACAAGAATAAGACAAGGAAATACCGTAAGATATTACCAGACGTTATTAATAGCTTAAACAAAGGGATATTTGAAGATAAATACGCCAACGCTTTTAATAGAGATGCCGATGCTGATATATTCATAAATCAGTCAAATGCTGATCTGCACAAAATCGAAAGCAGTCTTGATAAGATAATAAAGCAGAATGGTGAAAAGATATTTGTAGATGGCCAAGGTAGAACTATTATAAGAAATGGTAATCTAACTAAAATTATACGCTCATGAAAGTAAATAAGTATACGTTTAAGATAAGGCGCGATACGGTTACCGGGTATGATATAACTGAAGTATCACCTCATTTTAAGAATCTGAAAAAGAAGTATGCATTTGAAAATGGCAAAAGGTTTTTCAGAGAGACACTTGAAGGTAAAATACAGTTTTTTGGCCAGAATTTTGAGTTAATATATAATTCGAATATTAACACAAAGTTTACATTAATAATTGAAGAAGAAGTATCAGGCAAAAAGAGAGAATTTTTCAGAGGCACATTTAGTAAAACTGATTGTAAATTCGATGTTAGTTTTAAGATGTGTGAGCCAAAAATTTCTCCAATCGATAGCTATTCTAACATCGTTGATAATTATGAGAATGAATATGAGCTCCTAGAGATACCACCAGTCATTACACCTCTTTATCTATATAAACGGGCATGTATACAGGTATATATAGCTGGTAGCTCTACTGTAACTAACTTCGTAGGCGGAACATACTGGGAGCAAGACGTGAACGAGATAGTAAGCGATGCCAAGGAGTTGATGGAAAAATATTATTTTGAGCCTTATGGCGGGATATCAGAAGTAAATATAACAGACGTAGCATCTGGAGTGAATGGGGTATATGCTGCAGTTAATCCTGATGGTGTATCTGGTAAAATACGCAATGAGAATCTGTACTATTTGCAGTATAAGAAAGACAATGACAAAAAGGGTAGATACTATCTATATAATGCGTCAAATGTTGCTATATATAGGTCTGAGCCGGTTACTAATATTATAAAGCTAGAAGGCGAATTTTGGGAACCATTATTTGATAGCACGACTCCTTTTTATATAGGTAATGAAATTAATTTCTATAAATGGGACAGCTCAAATGGTACTCAATCTGAAACAGTAGCATTTAAACCTAAATATGCTATGGCACATAGCATATACCAAAGGCTGTTATGTGATGTTGATTCTATCGAAATAACTTCCGGAAATGTCAAAAATACATATGATATACCACTTGAAGACATAGCTAATAATAGTAGTAATTACAAAAAAGTAATAGGTTTAAGATCTTCAAATACTATAGTAGCAACATCTAGAACGTCAAAGCAACCAACCAGATTTGGCATAAATGATAATGGAGATTATTTCACTAGTGCGTTTATACCATTATCTACTGGGTTTAGTTCTCCACTTCCTATATGCCGCAATTCATGGAGTAATGCTTCTATATGGTATATATATTCTATGGCGTACGATAGTATAGATACATCTACCAGAAAAAAATATAAGCTTAAAGATGCATTCAAATTATCAGATGTAATAAAAGCTTTATTATCTAAAATAGCGCCTGGCATATCGCATGAAGCTACTGAAGAATATAGTAAATTTTTATATGGAAGCCCCAACCCTATTGTATATGATACATTTACGCTATTTATTACACCTAAATCCAATATACTAAAAGGAGAATATGATCAAGCAGCCCAAAGAGCTACTTTGTCATTGAAAAGTATAATGGATATGCTCGAACAGTGCTTTAGATGCTATTGGCATATAGAAAATGGTAAGTTTATAATAGAGCATGTTTCTTGGTATAATAATGGGCGCACATACGTAACTGGAGGTAATCAAGTTGTGCAGTATGATCTTACAACTATGACAGACCCACGTAATTTAAAACATATAGGGTATAAACAAACTGAGGTGTCATACATGAAACAGGAATTGGCATCTAGGTATGAATTTAGCTGGATGGACACAGTGACTGATGCATTTAAGGGTACTAGCATAGATGTAAAATCAACTTACGTGGATAAGAGTCTTAACGAAGATGTATCAGTAAGTAATTTCACATCTGATATCGATTATATGCTTTTAAGCCCATCCGATTTCTCGATGGATGGTTTTGCTCTCATGGCTGCTAAAAAAGTAGGCTCTAATTGGGAACTACCATTTATTAAATTTGAATTGACTTCAAGCGATAGTGGCTTATTATATTCGCTTAATTTACAGAATGGGTATCTATCGTGGTTTTATTTAATAAAGTTTTATATGCTTGATATGCCAGGAGACAATATAAGCTATTCTGAATTAACATCACTTGAAGTTATAAGTGTTAAGGCATGTGTATCACAGGAAGTAAAATTTTCCATATTAAATACTATACCTGATTTATATAGTGCGATCAAAACAGATTTAGGGATCGGCTATATATCTGAAATGCTTATAGACTTAATATCTAAACAAGCTGAAGTAACCATATTAAGTAAGCCTAAATAAAGTATAGTTTTTATTAAAAACAGTTAAATTAATTTTTTCTTTCGTATTATATACATATATTCGCAATAACAAAAAGCTGCTGTACAATGTCACCTAACAATAATTTTAACATATTAGCTTGGTATGATTCTATTGATCAACAGAATCATCGCAAGTCATACGTGTATGGTAGTATCTGGGGTCTTATAGCTCCGGATAATAGCATTCTTCCCTTTCAATTCGTGTCTCCAGGCTCACTAGGAAATGTTACCAGTATAGTAGTAAAGAGTCTTAATAGTAATAAATCTATAGATTTAACGGGCAAACTTGATATACAGGTTACTAATCATACAGACGATGATAACAACGCTTATAGCATAGTGATGCATAAGGGGAATAATACAATATCCCCAAAACTAAGCGAGGGCAGACACTATATAGTATTAAAGCAAGGTACTAAAACCTGGTATTCAGAGGTATTTACAGTAGTTTCTAACATTAGCTGTTATATAAAACTTGAGTACTGGGATAATGACAATCTTTATTTTAAAGGTGGTCATATAGATTACACTTCAGGGTTTAAGTTTGTATGCTATCTTAGCACTAAAATAGGTAAACCTTCGTATCCTTTTGAAGAAGAACTTACTGAAAGAGATGGTTATAAGTTTATAGAAAAGCAAACCAGTTCTAAAGTATACAACATGACTTTTAATGCACCAGAATTTATGTGTGATGCATTAAGGCTTGTTCGTATGTGTGATAACATAAATATAACAAGCGATGGAAAAGTATATAGAGCTTTATCATTCTCAGTCAATGTGGATTGGGAAGACTATGGTGATGTTGCAGCGATTGACGCAGAGTTTGAGACAGACACTGTAGTTACTAAGATAGCAAATATATTGAACGGCCCTTCTGAATCTGGAACGACTTTTAATAATGCGCTATTATATGAAAAGAGCAGTCCCTTGATGTTTGGCAAGGATGTAATAGCGCAGTATACAAGAACTGTTCAAGTATCAGTACAAGCAGAATTTGCTGGTAAATTAATTAGAGAGTTAAATGAATATGTAAATGATGCTTTACCAGAAGTCGGTTATCTAGCATTAGACTTAGGATACGGTGAAGCTATGAAGCTTTCTATCAATAAGTTAGCTGATAGATATTGGAACTATGTTGATACAGATCCAGATAATAGTTATCTTATTCCTAAGAATGCTAAGCACATATTATCAATAGGAGACATCGTGGCTTACGCTACCTCTGATCATGACATCATACTCCCCCACGCAGGATATGACATGTTGGGCGCTGTTATGATAAAAGAGGATAGTGGGCTCATCATTGATTCTGCCACCGGCCTATTATCGCTGGATCCTGATTTCGGTGGCAAGGGCAAGATCTATTATGCTGGAACGGGTTTGCAATTATTGAACCAGCCGAACACGGAGGACACGCAGAACCAGTTCGCCGTGAAGTTCGGCAACGCAAAGGGCACTGCACTGGAAGGAGACAAGCTATACGCCGCCACATGGTGGGGGCAGAAACTTAACTCCAATGGGATAGCTACCGGGGCGATGACTGGCGTTCCGAGCATCAACGGCCTTATATACCTTAACAGCGACAAGACGTTTGACGTGGCCAAGGATAAATCGGCGCAATGGGTCCGTTTCTCTGGGGGTAACTCGATTAACGGGATGACAGGCACGAACGCCGTGCTGTCCAACCTATATCTCAATTATAAGGACGCTAGCCATTATGTCAAGATTGACGCTAATAACAACGTCTTGGCGACCGGTGATGTGGTTGCCTACGCTGCCGGTAATTATGATATAGTAAGCCCTATAGCCGGTACCGGGGCATTAGGCATGGTCAAGGTTGGGAGCGGTCTTAATATAGCTACGGATGGAACGCTGAGCGTAGATGGCAATATAGTAGGTGGATTGGACATTGCTGCTATGTGGGCGGAGCTTGCCAAGGCCGACACAAGCAAGAAGATAGACATTAGCCATTTGCCTATATCTACACTAGACAGTAAGTACGTGAAAAAAGCAGGGGATACGATGACCGGAGATTTAACAGTAAATGGTGTTCTAAACATAGCCAATAACAAAGCTATTA